ACATTCTACAGATGAAGCTACTGGGCCCTCCGGGCGAGTTCGGCACTGGCCTGATCCCAAAAGCCGATCTGCTTCGCACGACCGCGAAAGCGGGAGTAGCAGAAGCTATTGAGACCTTGAGTGTCCGGCACGTCAGCGGTGGCGAATCAAGACTCACCTTCAAGAGCTACGACCAGCGGCGTGAAGCGTTTCAGGGCAGCGAGCAAGACGTAATCTGGCTGGATGAAGAGCCGCCGCTGGACGTGTACACGGAGTGTCTGCTGCGTACGATGACCAATAGCGGCATGACGATGCTGACGTTTACGCCACTCATGGGCATGAGCGAGACAGTGATGTCGTTTATGCCTAGCGGAGACATTAAAGAGCAGGCCACCGGCAGTAAGTACGTTGGTATGGCTACGTGGGACGACGTGCCGCATCTCACCCAGCAACAGAAGGACGAGCTGTGGGCCTCGATCCCGCCGTTCCAGCGGGATGCCCGCTCAAAAGGCGTGCCCCAGCTTGGAGCGGGTGCAATCTATCCGGTGCCTGAGAGCGAGCTTCTGTGTGAAGAGTTCAACATCCCCGAGCACTGGCGGCGTTGTTTCGGCATGGACGTGGGCTGGAACCGCACGGCGGTGGTGTGGGGTGCGACGAACCCGGACTCCAACGTGACGTATCTCTACTCCGAGTACTACCGTGGGCAAGCCGAGCCTATCATTCACTCGGAAGCGATCAAAGCCCGCGGCGAGATGCCAGGGGTAATTGATCCAGCCAGTCGCGGTCGCGCTCAGACTGATGGGCAGCAGCTTCTGGGGATCTATCGCCGGATGGGGCTGGACATAACTCCGGCCCAGAACTCTGTAGAAAGTGGTCTATACACGGTATGGCAGGCCATGTCTTCCGGGAAGCTTCGCGTGTTCCCGAGCCTGAAGAATTGGCTGGGTGAGTTCCGGCTTTACCGGCGGGACGAGCGTGGGCGCGTCGTGAAGGATAATGATCATTTGATGGACGCGACACGGTATTTGATGGTAAGTGGTTTAGGTAGAGCAGCGATTCCCGGCAAGTATACCGGCAAGAGAAACAGCTCCTTAATCATGCCGGTAATAAACTTTTTCAAGCGATGAACGAAGACAAAATGGCTGACATCCACCAGAAGGCGAAGGCCGAGTTTGATCAGATTCAGTCTGCTCTGTACCAGGAACGGATGAACTGTCTTGGGGATCGTCGCTTCTGTTCGCTTACCGGCGCCCAGTGGGAGGGACCCCTTGGGAACCAGTTCGAGAACAAGCCCCGCTTCGAGGTCAACAAGGTCCACATGGCGGTGCAGCGGATCATCAACGAGTACCGTAATAACCGGATCGGTGTAAACTTTGTGTCCCGCGAAGGCGAAGAGTACGACAAGCTGGCCGGCACGTGTGCGGATCTGTTCCGCGCTGACGAGCAGGACTCTGGAGCCGAGGAAGCCTACGACAATGCCTTCGAGGAGGCAGTGATGGGAGGCTTCGGGGCGTGGCGGCTTCGTACCGAGTACGATAACGAAGAAGACCCTGAGGACGACAAGCAGCGGGTTTGTATCGAGCCGATCTTTGACGCGGACTCCAGTGTGTACTTTGATCTCGGCGCAAAGCGCCAGGACAAGGCTGACGCGAAGCGTTGCTTCGTTCTTACCAGCATGACCCGCGAAGCTTACAAAGCGGAGTGGAATGATGATCCTGCGACATGGCCAAAGATTGTGACTCGCAGCCAGTTCGATTGGTATACACCCTCAATCGTCTACGTTGCAGAGTATTACGTTGTAGAAGAAGTCTCCGAGCAGATCCGTATCTACCGCAACATCGACGGCAAGGAAGACTCGCTCAAGCCTGATGAACTCTATCAGGAAGAAGAGATGCTTGCCACCGGCTGGAAAGAAGTTCGGCGCAAGAAGATCAAGTCTCGCAAGGTCCACAAGTACATCATGTCAGGGGCCAAGATCCTCGAGGACTGTGGCTACATTGCTGGGAAGCACATCCCGATCATCCCAGTGTACGGCAAGCGGTGGTTTGTGGACAATGTCGAGCGGTGTATGGGCCATGTGCGGCTTGCTAAAGACGCGCAGCGGCTTAAGAACATGCAGCTCTCTAAGCTGGGTGAGATTGCGGCTCTCTCCGCAATGGAGAAGCCCATTCTCCTCCCCGAGCAAGTCGCCGGTCACCAGCTCATGTGGGCCGAGGATAACCTTAAGAACTACCCATACCTGCTGATTAATCCGATTACGGATGCCAACGGCAATCCCGCCCCAGGCGGGCCTGTGGCGTACACGAAGCCCCCCTCGATCCCACCATCGATGGCGGCACTGCTCCAGATCACGGAAGCTGACATGCAGGAAATCCTTGGCTCCCCTCAGCAAGGCGAGAAGATGGTGTCACATCTTTCCGGCAAGACTGTGGAACTCATTCAACAGCGGTTAGATATGCAGACTTTTGTCTACATGAGCAACATGGCTAAGGCCATCAAGCGGTGCGGAGAAGTGTGGCTCTCGATCGCTCGCGACATCTTTGTCGAGCAGGGCCGGAAGATGAAGTCTGTCGCAGCCAACGGCAAGATGGAGCCGGTTGAGCTTATGAAACCCATCGTCAACGACGAGGGCGAGATCGAGTACGAGAACGATATGTCCTGTGCTGAGTACGACGTGCAGGTTATTGTCGGGCCTTCGAGCGCCACTAAACGACAGGCTACGGTCCGCGCCATCACAGACATGATGACGCTTACCCAAGACCCTGAGATGACCCAGGTGCTGTCCTCGATGGCGATGTTGAACATGGACGGCGAAGGGGTGGACGATGTCCGCGATTACTTCCGCAAGAAGCTACTTCGTATGGGGGTAGTCAAGCCTACCGACACAGAAGCCCAAGAGCTTGCTTTTGAGGCCCAGAACGCCCGCCCTGACCCGCAGGCTCAGTACCTGCAGGCGGCTTCCGAGCAGGCCATCGCACAGGCCGCGAAGGCGCAGGCCGATAGCATTCTCTCTGTTGCCAAGGCCGAGGAGACTCGGGCCAAGACGACAGAAACGCTCTCCAAGGTCAGCATGGCCGATCAGGAGCGGATCTTTGCGCTAGCAGACCGGCTGACAGCGCCAGCCCCGCAGATGCAATAGTTCTTGCTTTCTGCGTCAGTTTTACCCATGAATACAACCCAATCGGCAGAAGATACCGCCACAACATCACCTGAACCAGAGGAAATCCTAACGCAGACAGAGGCCACTTCGGTGGAGCCTGAGAAGCAGACGGAAGACACTGGGGAAGAGCTTGTGGTGACTATCGCAGGAGAATCGCCACCTCCCGAAGAGGAAGAGAAGCAGGCACCCGAATGGGTGCGAAACCTGAGGAAAAGCTACCGAGAGTTGCAGCGCGAGAAGCGCGAACTTGAGGAAAAGCTCAAGATGGTGTTACCGGCGGCAGAGACAAATCCTGTTGATCCCGGCAGAAAACCTACTCTTGAGGGATGCGATTACGATTCAGATAAGTTCGAGAACGAACTTGCTGGGTGGTTTGAGCGGAAGCGGCAGTCCGACGAGGCTGCGGCAAAGCAAAGAGCCAAACAACAAGCCGAACAGGACTCCTGGCAGAAGAAGTTGGAAGGCTACACCCAGTCTAAGACTGGACTGAAAGTATCTGATTTCCAAGAAGCCGAGGAGACAGTTCTCGAAAACCTGAGCGTTACGCAGCAAGGCATTATCCTTCAGGGTTCCCAGAACCCGGCTGTAATGGTTTATGCCCTTGGCAAAAACCCAAAGAAAGCCAAGGAACTGGCAGAGATCACGGACCCGGTGAAGTTCGCTTTCGCAGTTGCGAAACTCGAAACTCAGCTCTCTGTGACATCTCGTAAAGCACTGCCTCCTCCCGAAAAAAGAATTACCAGCAACGGTAGTCTCGATTCTTCCAGTGTGCAATTGGATCGGCTGCGTGAAGAAGCCGCACGCACCGGGGATTACACCAAAGTCATGGCTTTCAAAAAGCAGTTAAAAAACCAATCCTAAGTTATGGCCAATTCATTCAGTAAAGAAGA